CTTTTATGATGCCTGCTAGTAGACAGAAAAGGAAACCTTTCATAGATTTGCTGCGGAGGGTTAATGTAGGGAAGATAGCCCAGAATATGAAGTACGAGGACACCTGGACGGAAGTACGGTTAAAAACAAGTGTTTCCAGCTGGGTTTGGGATACCATGATTGCCACACATATCATAGATAATCGTAGTGATATAACAGGATTAAAATTTCAAACATATGTACAATTCGGAGTCATAGATTACGACAGCGAAGTGAGTCCTTATCTAAAAGCCATAGACAACAAGAATGCCAATGCATTGAACAGGATTACAGAACTATTAGAAAAACCTAATGGTAAGGCAAAATTATTAAAGTACTGCGGTTATGACAGTATTAACGAGTTTCGCCTCGCTAAATGGCAGCGAACAATTATACGTAAAGAACAGCCTAGAAATAGCCCGTACGGAGCGAATATAGTTGAGGCTTACAAGTTGTTCCACGATGGTGTTCTGGCATTAGCCAAGGCTGAGAGGCAAGGTTTACGTATAGACATAGAGTATGCAGAAAGACAAAAAGGGAGGATAGATAAAAAAATAGAAATTCTCGAGAAAAAAATATATGCCTCTACCTTTTATAGACACTGGCAGCATACCTCTAAGGTAAAGGTAAATCTAAATAGTGGACCAATGCTAGGTTCTTATCTATATAAGGTCAAAAAAATAGAACCTGCAAAATTAACAGAGACCGGAAAAGGTAGTACAGACGAGGAGGCCTTACAGATGCTAAAAATACCAGAGTTAGATTGGATTTTAGAGCGTTCTAAACTGCAAAAGGTCCGTAATACTTATTTAGAGGCCTTTATACGAGAGCAGGTTAAAGAGTATCTACATCCTTTGTACAATCTGAATCTTGCAAAAACCTATAGAAGCAGTTCCTCAAATCCTAATTTCCAGAATATCCCAAAAAGGGACAAAGAGACTATGAACATTGTTAGAAAGGCTATTTACCCAAGACCAGGAAATCGATTATTAGAATTGGATTTTAAAGGGATAGAGGTTGCCGTGGCAGCATGTTATCACAAGGACCCTACCATGGTGAAGTATATAACAGACCCTAAATCAGATATGCATGGGGATATGGCAAAGCAGATTTTTATGATTAAAGACTGGGACAAGAAAAGGCCGGATCATGCATTGCTAAGAGGTGCCGCAAAAAATACCTTTGTGTTCCCTCAATTCTATGGAGATTATTACAAGAATTGTGCCGCCAATATGTGTTCTAGTTGGTTACAGTTACCTACAGGGAAATGGAAATCTACAATGGGGGTTCCTTTAGCAGAGGATAAGACAATAGGAGGTCATCTGATATCTAGTAAAATGCAATCCTTCGATGATTTCACGGAACATATTAGAAAAATAGAAAAAGACTTCTGGACAAATCGTTTTCCAGATTATGCAGCCTGGAAGGAGACTCATTATGCAATGTACCAAAAATATGGGTATGTGACACTTAAGACAGGTTTTACATGCGGTGGTTTAATGGGAAAGAACGACGTTATTAATTATCCTGTGCAAGGAGCAGCCTTTCATTGCCTGCTCTGGTGTTTTATTGAGGTTACTAACCAATTAGAGATGTACGGATTAAAATCTAGGTTAGTCGGGCAGATTCATGATGCTCTTGTCTTAGACATAGTTCCTAGTGAATTGCTGATTGTACATGCCTTGGTTACCAATATTGTTACCGTGCAATTGCCTAAGGCTTTTTCTTGGATTATAGTCCCAATGGAAATAGAGGCAGAATTGTGTCCTGTAGATGGCAGCTGGGCGGAAAAACAAGGGTGGTTTCCGGAGAAGCCGTTTTTCTATTATCATGCAGAATCTGATTGCCATTGGGTTTCTACAAAGGACAGGGATGAGGAAGGAGATCCGGACGGATGCACAGAACAATTAACAGAAGAAGAGTATTTTACGATGCTGAAAAGGAACGCTATCATTGAGGAAGACATACCTTTTTAATTTTTTTTTTAAATAAGTTTAAAAATGTTTGGAGATATTAAATAGTCGCCGTAATATTGCAAGACATTTAACAATTATTAAAATTTGCGATTATGAAAAACCAAAGGTAATTTTAGTCGGTACTGATAGTAATGTTTTCGCATTACTTTGGAAGTGCCAAAAAGCATTAAGGGCCGCTGGGCAATTAGATGCAGTAAAAGAAATCCAGGAAAAGGTAACGTCCTGCGGTAGTTACGACGAAGCCCTCTGTATTATGATGGATTACTGTGAGGTAGTAATAATACTGCTCTCATATATTTCAAACAATAGGACCTGCCATTAAGGGGGTCCTTTTCTAGAGAAAAATATTTACTTATGAGTTTATACCACAAATATCGGCCTGACAGCCTTAGTCAGGTTAAAGGTAATGCAGATATCGTTACTGCATTAGAAGGCATGTTGAAAACGCCGGAAACCTGTAGTCATGCTTTTTTATTGCATGGGCCTACAGGCTGCGGAAAAACCACTATCGGTCGGATAATTGCTCGTATACTGCAAATCACTGAAAGAGATATGCAAGAAATTGATTCTGCAGATTTCCGCGGAATAGATACGATACGAGAAATTCGTAAGAATTGTAATTACAAGCCTATGGAATCTCCTTTTAGAATGTACCTTATGGATGAGGTGCATCAATTAAGCAAGGATGCCCAAAGTGCCTTACTAAAAATTCTCGAAGATACACCTAGGCATGTCTTTTTCGTGCTATGTACCACGGATCCTGTCAAGTTACTTCCTACGGTAAGAAATCGTTGCCAACAATTACAGGTAAAGCAATTAGATTCCTTACAGATGAAAGGATTAATTAAAAAAGTAGTAAAAGGGGAAGGGGATAGTATAGAAAGCGACGTGATGGAGCAGATAATACTAGACGCCAACGGGCATCCGAGGAATGCCTTACAAATATTAGAACAGGTACTTAATACAGTTCCTGAAGGACGTTTAGACGCTGCGAAACAAACTGCAAAGGAAACCTCAGAGAGTATAGAACTATGTAGGGCTATGATAGCCAACTCTAATTGGAAACAGGTTTCTAAAATACTAGAAGGATTAAAACAACAAGAGCCGGAAAGTATTAGACGTCATGTTTTAGGATACGCCCAGTCTGTTTTACTCAAGGCAGACAATACAAAGGCCGCTCTAGTTATTGAAGAATTTTTAGAACCTACTTATAATAGTGGATTTCCTCAGATAGTATACGCCGCCTATTCAGTTGTAAAAAATAGTTGACCAGGAAAGCAATAATACAATTAATTAAGGATATCATACGATTTGAATCCTATTCTACGGAATTACAGGCATTACTAGGTCCTAAAAAGAAAGATTGGGTAAAAGTAGAAATGCCTAAGGAATACGTTGAAATGATTGCCATACTTAGTAGGTGTGGATTTGAAAGTTCAAAAGAATCGGGCACATTATTTGCAGAGTTGCCTTAAAAATGGCAATGTATTTTAAAGTTCCTGTTGAATATTTATTTAAAACGTAGAACAAAATGAATTATGAGATAGAAATAAAGATTGATGAAACCGCCTTAGATGTAGAGTGGTTGGAACAACCGGCACTGGCTATTAAATACGGGATTAATTGGGCTAAGAAAGCTAGGGCCTTGCAGCAGGCGGAGGAGGATATAAAATTGATAAGAGCAGAACTTTCTAAGAAATGCTTTGAGGAATGGGAAAAGCCTACAGTCGTCGCAGTAGAAGCCTACTACAGAACACATAAAAGGCACAAGGAGGCTAAAGAGCGTCTGCTTGAGGCCCAATACCAATTAAACATAGCAGAGGTGGCAAAAAATGAGATATCTTTTACTAGAAAAGCCGCATTGGAAAATCTAGTAAGATTACACGGACAGAACTACTTTGCAGGGCCTAATATGCCTAGAGACTTAACTAATGAGGTTGAGGCTAGAGAGAGGCAGAAAAAGGTGGATTCTGGAGTGGCTAGTAAAATGACAAGGACTAAAAGGTAAAGGTAGTATTAATTAATTAATTATTTTAAAATGGCAAAGAAGAAAAAGGAATCCTCTTTCAGAGGAAAGGTTAACAAGGACTCCCAGAGGCAGTCTAAGAATGGTACATCTTACGGGTACCTAACATTACCAAAAGGAGTGAGCATTTATGCACCTACTCCAGGGGAAAAAGAATCCATTGATATTATTCCGTACACTGTATCCGATACGAAACATCCTGATCACGATACTGAAAGCGGAATCGCTACAAAAGGAGATTTGTGGTACAAACGTCCATTCAAAACCCACCGACAGGTTGGTGCAGATAGTGATACTGTGGTTTGTCTAACATCCTTTGGAAAAAAGTGTCCGATCTGTGAATACCGTCAGAAACGTTCTAAGGAAGGAGCAGATAAAGACGAGTTGAAGGCGTTTAATACATCTCAAAGGAATCTTTACCTTGTGATCCCAAAAGGTGTTAAGAAAAGGGAAGAGGAAATACACATATTTGATATGTCTCAATTCTTGTTCCAAAACCTTTTAAATGAAGAGATTGAGGAGAATGATGATTATGAAGTATTTCCTGATTTGGAATGCGGTTTAACTCTTGCAATTCGTTGGGGAGAGGAAACCTTTGCTGGAAATAAGTATGCAGAAGCCAACCGTATTGATTTTAAAGAGCGGAAAGAAGCCTATGATGAAAGCATACTTGAGGACACCCCGGATTTGGATAAAATACTCAAACAACTTAGTTATGATGAATTACATGCTAAGTTTTTTGAAATCGACCATGAAGAGGACACAGAAGAGGAGACTCCTAAACGTACAAAGAAAAAGGTGGTTGAGGATGAGGATGAGGATGATGCCGACGATAACAACGGTAATGCAGGTAAGGTAAAACCTTCAGATTTCAAGAGAGGTAAAACTGCTAAAAAGAAGGCACCCAAACTGACCTGGGAAGACTTAGCAGACATGGACATCGCGGAATTAATGGAGGTTGCTGATGCAAACGATTTGGAGTATGACGAAGACGAGGACAATGTTAAGGCATTGCGGTTGTTAATTGCTGAGGCCTTAGATTTGGAAATTCCTATCAACGCCACGGTATCAAAAAAGAAGGAAGTAAAAAAAGAGGCTCCTAAACAAACAAAGAAAAAGGTAGTTGTTGAAGAGGAAGAAGACGAGGACCTTGAAGAAGAGGAAGAAGACGAGGACCTTGAAGAAGAGGAAGAAGCCCCTATTACCAGAAAGGCTGCAAAGAATGCCGCTGGCGGTAAAAAATGTCCTCACGGACACAGGTTTGGTAAAGACACAGATACCAAGACAGAGTGTGAGGCATGTAATCTGTGGGATGCATGTTTAGATAAAAAGGAGGAATAACAAATGACTTTAATCAGTAGAAAATTAACGATTAAAGGTAAAAAAGAGGTTAAATTTGTAGGGGCGCATCTGCCCCTACCTCTTAATACCTATCTGACCATGTATGCATTGGTTATGGAAACAAGTAAATCTGCTATTATCTGCAATGAGATAGATGATTGGATGACTACTCAGAAAAGTGTTGTGAGTGAAACGGTACTTGTCAGTATGCTTATTGAGAAGGTACAGGATATCTACGCCAGCAGTAAAGGAAAAGGAGATAAAGGGTTATCCCAATTCAAAACCGCTATCACTAAAGAGCTGAGCAAAAAAGGTATAGATGCGGATACAATTGATATCTTACTGAAAGGAGTAACAAATGGTTAGAACAAAGAAAGCCCCTTTGGCTGTACAAATGAAAAGGCATGCCGCAATGATCCCCGAGAAAAAAGCCATTGTAGGAAATACAGAGATTATGATTTCTACAGGAAGCACTCTACTAGATTTAGCTATTTCTGGTAAACGTAAAAGAGGAGGGGGCATTCCAGCCGGAATACTAATGGAAGTATTCGGTCCAGAAGGAAGTGGGAAAACTGTACTGCTTTGTGAAATAGGAGGTGGGGTGCAAAGGGCCGGTGGGGACGTTATGTTTAATGACCCTGAAGCAAGGCTGAATAAGCAGTTTGCCAGCCTGTTTGATTTAAATACGGACTCTTTAAAGGTAAACCAACCTGATACTGTGACAGAGGTGATTTCATCCGTAAAGGAATGGAAGCCTTTAGGCAAGGGAAAGGTACACGGAATATTCACAGACAGTCTTGCAGCATTGTCAACCTCATTAGAAATGGAGAATGAGGAAGGGGATAAAATGGGGATGCGACGTGCAAAAGAGTTTTCTGAAGGTTTACGTAAAATCTGTCGTATACTGCAAAAGGAAAACTATATTATGGTATGCAGTAACCAAATCAGAGACAATGCCTCAGCCGTAGGGTATCAAGAGAAATTTACAGTCCCCGGTGGGAAGGCTATGGCATTCTACTCCTCAATTAGATTGAGGTTTAATAAACCAGAAAAGGTTACAAAAAAGAAAAGCATTGCAGGCAAGGAGGTAACCAAGGTTATGGGAACCAAGGTAAAGGTAGATGTTTACAAAAATAGTGTAGATGCCCCATATCGTTCTGCAGATTTGTACATTGTTTTTGATTACGGTGTAGATGACATTCGTGCAAATGTACAGTATCTCAAGGATTACTCTAAGTCTAAGGCCTATACTATGGGAGAGACTGTATTAGGTTCCTCTATTGAGGATGCCATTGCGTTCGTGGAGGAGTACAAACTTGAAAAACAAGTGAAGGAGCATGTCATTTCCTTATGGGAAGATATTGAGAAAAAGTTTAAAGTTCACAGAGAAAAGAAAAGGAGATAACATGGAACGTACCACTAGGAAACCTATTGGATTCAATATACTCTGTTGTGATCCTAGTCTAACTGCATTTGGATTCGTTGTAATGAAAGGGAATCGTATATTACATGCGGGATGTATTAAAACGACTCCCAGCGGCAAAAAAATGAGGATAAGAAAAGGGGACGACCGGATGAGACGTGTATCTGAGATTAACAACGTACTGAAGGAGGTTATACATGCATACCAGATTAATTACATTGTCTCAGAGTTACCTCACGGTAGCCAATCTGCGGTAGCCGCCACGGCGTTGGGGATAGTCTCTGCAATGGTGCAGACTATTTCTGATTTTATGGAAATAGGTATAGAATGGTACAGTGAAGCAGACTCTAAAAAGTGTGCCTTAGGTAAGCAGTCAGCGGCAAAACAGGAAATGATAGACCGTATGAAGCAGCTATATGTGGTGGAGTGGACAGGAGTACAGTATCGGGACGAAGCCGTTGCAGATGCATTGGCTGTTCATTATGTAGCAAGAAGTCTATCTAGTGTTGTAAAATTAATGAAATGATAAAAAATTTAAGATTGATAAACTTCCAGAGCCATAAGGATTCTGAATTAGAATTCGATAAAGGCATGAATGTTATAATCGGTCCTAGTGATAGTGGAAAAACCGCTATCATTAGGGCTTTTCGTTGGTTAAATTGGAACCGGCCAGGAGGAGACGATTTCCGAAGCAGATGGGGTGGTGATACCTCCGTCGCTGTCCATGTAGAATCGGATAATATCAGTAGAGGAAAATCCAACACTGATAATTTCTATAGTAAAAATAAAACCACCTTTAAGGCGTTTGGGACTGAGGTCCCCGAGGAGATACAAAAGGCATTACGAATGGACGACATAAATCTGCAACAACAAATGGACGCTCCTTTTTTATTAAGTGAGACAAGTGGTACCGTGGCGACCCACTTTAATACGATTGCCAAGCTAGACAAGATAGACAGAGGATTATCTTACGTTCAAAAACAGATTAAGACATTAGGACAAGATATCGCTTACTTGGAGGCCGACAAAAAAGAGAAACAAGAAGCCTTGAAGGAGTACGATACTCTAGAGGCTTTTGAGGAAGCATTAGAATCATTGGAATCATTGGAGACAGGTAAAACAGAGAAGGAAACGGACAGTAAAAGGTTAACCGGTGCGGCTCTCAGATTAACCGTAATTTCTCGTAATCTAGAAAAACTTGCGAAGTCCTTACATACAGAACAAAAAGTAGATACCTTGCTTGCATTATATGCCGCCAAAAAGGAGGCAATTGTCAAGTATGAAAGTATAAAGTCCGCAGCCTTGTCCTTATTCTATAAACAACGAGATATCTTAAAAGCAGAGAAAAAGGTATTAGCGGAATGGGGTATTGCTAAGGTACTGGCATTGTACGAAAATCTATTGAAATCTCAAACGACATTAAAAAGCCTCAGCAAACTATACCAAACTATATCCTTAATACAGGAAACGGCGGAGAATAAAAGAATCAGCCTCGAGATTTTAGAAAATAAGTACAAGGCAGATTTCCCCGAGATATGTCCATTATGTAACACGAAAATTAAATAACATGAAAACGAAGGAACTTATAAAACTAGCGGTGGAGATACTTGAAATGAATGACCTCAATTATGCTCTGACAGGGTCTTTGATGCTTTTTATTAGAGACCATTCTCTAACCCGTGCACCTGTAGATATTGATTTAGTCGGAATGATTAGCGGAGACCCTACTGATTTAAAACTACCTCCTGGTTTTATATATAAACAAACAGAAGGTTTGGGTAGTGAGGTAGATGCCATTACTTTTTTCAATGAAGAGTTAGATGTCAAGGTAGATTTTTTGTACGGAGACGAGGAATTTGAGTATATATTTTTTCGAGGTTATACTATACCCTGCGGACAACTAGAAGCCCTTATAGATGCTAAATTACAGTATTATCATCATGATGTGTATGAACCATCTGCTCAAAAACATTATGAAGATTTATGTGCCTTGATATCCTATATGTCTATTCGTCAACTTGAAATATTCCATAAACCTAGGGAGGTTAGGAAGAGCTCTACAGTTTACTCTATAAAAATAAACGAAGATGGAAAGGACTAAAACCTCATTTAAAAAGGCAGATGCAATACTCACAGCGGATTGGCATTTGCAGGAAACCGTCCCGATATGTAGGACCGATACCTTCTGGGAGACGCAATGGGAAAAGGTAGACTTTATTAGTGCCTTACAGAAAAAACATCAATGTCCTGTACTGCATTCAGGGGATCTATTCGATTTCTGGAAACCTTCTCCTATGTTATTGGCACAAACCATAGAACATTTACCTGCTGAATTTCATACAGTATATGGGAATCACGACTTGCCTCAGCATAATCTAGAATTGGCATACAAGAGTGGGATATATGTACTGCAAAAGGCAGGTTGTCTAACGGTATTAGAAGGTACTCATTGGGGACAAGAATTTCTTATAAGTTTCCGATATAGTCAGAGGAAGATATGTGTCTGGCATATTGGGGTTTACCAAGGGAAAGAGCCTTGGCCGGATTGTCCTGCACCTAAAGGGAATTCTTTAATAAGGAAGTATGATGCGGATTTAATCGTAACCGGGGATTTCCACAAACCATTTGTGGAAGAACATGCAGGACGTCTTTTAGTAAATCCCGGTTCCATTTTTAGAATGACTGCGGATCAGGCTGATTTCCGTCCTCGTGTTTATCTATGGTATGCAGACACCAATACAGTGGTTCCTGTTTATCTGCCTATCGCCGCTGATGTAATTAGCAGAGAACATCTTGAGATTGTACAAGACAGGGAGAATAGAATAGAGGCCTTTATCTCAACCTTAACTGAGGATTGGGAAGCAGAGATGTCCTTTGAAGACAATATAGAACGGTTTTGTACAAAGAATAAGGTCCGCCGATCCGTATTGGACATTGTATACAAGGCTATAGAAACCTAAAGATTACAATATGAAAAGAACAAAACCTCCTGGGATAAAAAATACACCTGTCAGATTAAAAATAATCTCTCATGTATTGGTTAATGCACCTCATTGGAAAGGCAAGACACGTTATATGTCTAATACTTTTCTACTGGCAAATTGTCATCCTTATTTTCGAGATGACTTAGAATTAGAATTAAAACAAGAATTAAAACAATTAGAGTATGATAACTGAAAAAGAATTGCTTGCTAAGAAAAAAGAGATAGAGCAGACAAAAACTGCAATCTCAGAATTAAAGGGAGAAGAAAAAGCCTTACTGAAACAATTAAAGGAGGATTGGAAATGTCTATCCTTAACAGAGGCTAAGGTCCTCATTAAACAATATGAAGCAGACATCTCTAAATTAGGAGAGGAGATTGCCGCTCAATCTGCAGATTTAGAAGCTACATATCTCAACGACAATGAAGACAACTGACATTAGAGCCTTTCTGGAAAGAAGAAAAGGACAGCGTCTACAATTACAAGACCAGATACAAAAGAGTACCCGATCTATTAAGGAAGGTAAACGTGAATTAGAAAAGCACGAGGAGGCAAAGGAAATTATAAGGGAGGTTGGAATAAAGACACAAAGACAACTCCAGTTCCATATAGCGGACATCACCTCACTTGCTTTGGAGGCCGTATTTACTAATCCGTATAGATTAGAGGTGGAATTTGTGCAAAGGAGGAATAAGACCGAATGTGATATCTTTTTTGTACGTGAAGAACATAGAGTAGATCCGTTGTCTGCAAGCGGGGGAGGAGCGGTGGACATTGCAGCCTTCGCCTTACGTATTGCATCCTGGAGCCTGTCTCGGCCTAATACAAGGAATACGATTATCTTAGATGAACCAATGAGATTTGTCAGTGAGAATTTAAGGGATAAGGCATCTCAAATGATAAAAGAGGTAAGCAAGAAATTAGGAATTCAATTTATTATTATCACACATGACCCGATGCTTGCCGCCTATGCAGACAAGGTATTTGAGGTATCTATTAGAAAAGGAATTAGTAAAATAAAAACAGATGGAAGATAGAGAAGTAATTATCCCCGCGAATAATACAGACGGGCTACCAAGCATATTTAGGGAGTGTAACGTATTTACCATAGGTAATAGCAGTAGACCAAATATGCCAGACAGACAGTTTGCAGGTTTCTTTGCCAGTGTCAATACTGTGATTAAGATGCATAAGACGATTATAATAGAATGCAGAATGCAGTCTTTCTCAACGAATACACAACAGGTGTTGAAAAGACTATTTGAGATTCTTAGTACATCTTACCATAGATGTAAACCTACAGTAAGATGGTACTATGATATCATAGATGAGGATATGTTAGAGTATGGGGAAATGTATGCAGAATGGAATCCAAAAATCTGCTTTGAAAATATAGCATTACCTCAAAGTTGAAAATCGATTAATCCATCTTAGGAGTAAAGGTTCCTCTTTGGCTAGAATCCTGGCGAGTCTAGCCGCCTTTTCTCCCTTGTATACATTTGTACTCTTTTCCGTTTTAATTGTAATCTCCACTACCTTCTTAGTGTTTTCATCCGGGCTTACTATAATATCCGTCATGCAGCCTTCCTTTTAAGTTCCTTAATCCAATCGGCAGTAACTTTTATGAATTCCTTAGAAAAATAAAATATGTACGTGGCAGCCTTTTTATTAAAGGCAATGGTGGACATGTTATTATTCTTGACAGCCAATGCAAACACCTTAGATTTAGCATGTAGGTTATTTACCACAATCCAATCCTTAAAGGTAGACGCACTGCAGGTTTCCTTAATAAGGGAGGCACACAAATTTTCAAATTCTGTGATTAAGGTATTCATATGTGCCTCAGGGTCATATTCAATGATATTATCTACCTTGTTAACCTTTCCATCTAAATGCTCTATAAGGAATGTCCTAATAATAGCACCCCAATTCTTAAGAATTAATTTGTAGCGTTCATCGTCTATGTACCAAAACACAAGACTTTGTTCTAAGGAACGATTGTACACTCTCAAGAAATCTGAAATAACACTACTTTCATGGATATGGGCATCCCTTATCTGATTACCCTCATCTATTCTTGCATTCGTCTCTGATATAAGATCCCCGAGGTCATTCATTAGACTTTTTACAACGTCTAATTCTCTCATTATAATACTATTCCGGGCATCGAATTGGTCATTTAAATCTTTCTTTCTCAGAATCTCATTGGCTTCTTCTTCCTTTTTACGGGTTACTTCTGCCTTTTTCTCATTAAATTCAAATCTTTTAAATCTGATTGTTTGTATTGTTGAGATAATAAGGGTGATTGTGCTTACTGCTCCTAGTATTATTACTAATATTTGCATATACTTTATTTATTTATCCATTTTAATTTTTTTATATTGCCTTTCTGAAACCATTCTAGAAACTATTATTTCAATTGTTATTGTTCCGGCCAAAGCGCCAAGTTTATTTGCCTCCATATCGTAAGGATTAAAAAACTTATCATTTTTTTCTTTAATCCACCCCGATAAAACAACGGAACTAAAACCAACAACACCGCTTAAAATCTTACATGGAATCGGTTTAATATCCGTATACTCAGAAAGTACATGATAAGTCATTGCAGTAGCCGCAAAACTGCTTATATAAGCGACGCTAAAATGGTTTACTTTGTCGGGGTTTTCGTGCATCCATTGGCATAAAGTTTTTGATTGTGCAAAACTGTTTAGGCTTATGAATAATAGGATTATTGTTATTATTTTTTTCATAATTAAGTTATTAAGTCCACGCAACTGGAATTGAAGCGTAATTTGTCAATGCAGTACATTGGTCAAAAGCATTTGTACTTGTTGCTGTTGTATAGTTCCATATATCTTGCACCGTTCCTGTTGGGCTGTGTGATGTTGAGGTAACATCCATGAAATTTGCAAATGATGTTACTATGCTCAGGTTTGACAAATTAAACATTCTTACAGGAAGTACTAAATTTCTGCATCCAATAAATGTACCTGAATATCCTGTTGCTGCTGAATTATAATAAAATAAGTCTTCAGATATTACATCAAGATTAATACATGCATTGAATGTTTCTAAAAATGATATCACCAAAGTATTGTACCTAAATAAATCTAATGGTATCGTACCGTTTAGATTTGTGCATCCATAGAATGTTCTTACAAAACTTGTATTAGAGGCTTGATATCTAAATAAATCTGTCGGTATAGACCCTGTTAATGCTGCACAACCTAAGAATGTTTCAAAAAATACTGATCCAGTCGCCCCGGGACTATTCTTAAATAAATCTGTCGGTATAGACCCTGCTAAATTAGTGCAATTTCTGAATAAAGACCTGAATAAATCATTTCCAGTCATTACGTAAGGAATAGGCTCGTTTGGAATTGATAATAAATTAGCGCACCCTGAAAATGCAAATCCTAAAGTAGTCATTCCAACGCTTCCCCATGCATCTACTTTTTTAAGCCTTAACCTATCCCCGCCATTATTGAAATAAAACGATTCCAAAACCCCTACCATTGAAATCTGATAATCTCCTGCATTGGTATATGTATGGGTTATATCAGCATCATTATAAGCTGTAATTGTGGAATCAGCAGTCCCATCACCCCAATTTGCAACAAAATTATAAGTATACCCTGCCCTTAACGGTAGAGTAAAAGTTCCTCCAGCGGTAACAGTGACTGTAATTTTAAAGGCTGGATCTGAGAATCTATATTGATTTATCAAGAACATCTTGTCATTTTTATTATCTAATATTAAAGGAACTTCTTTTCTCATAGCTATTCAGTTGTCCAATCGTTATCCAAATCTGGTTCCTGATTTGCATTAATCAAAGCTTCTTTTTGA